ATGCTGTACCAATAACGAAAACCTTATTAAAAAATGTACACTAGCCGGTGTAATAATCTAGCCTTGTCGGAAATCCCTACCAAAAAGAAACAATAACATAAACTACTTTTACCTCTACTATTTTCATAAGATCAGTTTAGGCAAAGTTTTTACCGGGTAGATAGTTCCCTATCATGCCTGTTTTTTACGTTTAAACTATTTTGAATAAACAATATCTTCCAAAATGCCAGATGGTAGAAAAAATAATGGATCTAAAAAAGGCGAAAACAGGGGCGGCGGTAGAAAACCTGTACATGATGAAATAGCAGCACGAGATATATCCATATCAGCCATTGTTAAAGAATACGGAAGCATAGAGGAAGGAATGATAGCACTCCTAAGAACAAAAGAGCAATCCCTAATTAAATTCGTTTTTGAACACGCCATAGGCAAACCAAAGGAACAGGTTGAATATTCCGGCAAAATGGGTATATCGCACAAGTACATACAACAGGCAGGCAATAACCCATTAAAAGATGCAGATTGATATTGAGGTTAATACAACTCCTGTATTTTGGGCTAACAAAAGAGCTTACGATTTAGGCAATTATAGGGTAATAGCAAACGAAGGCAGCAGCAGAAGCAGCAAAACATATTCAGAATGTCAACTCCTAATTGATATAGCAACCGGGGGTAACAACCAGGTAACCGGCGAAACATACGGTAAAAAACACATATCCATAGTTTCTCCTTCCCTTCCTCACATGAAAAAAGGCGCACGTAAAGATTGCCTTACCATACTTGACCATTTAGCCATATTCAACGAGGACGACTTTAACCGAACTGACCAGATATACACCTTTCCTGAAACGGGCAGCTTTATAGAATTCTTTGGTGCTGATGATGCAGGTAAGGTAAGAGGCCCAGGTAGGGATATTTTATTGGTTAACGAAGCTAACCTGTTAAGCCGGGAAGTTTACAGGCAATTAGCCATGCGTACCAGGGAAGTTGTATTTATGGATTATAACCCGGCCGATGAGTACAATTATGTTTACGATATAGCGGACGCACCGGGAAATAAGAAGATACACAGCACTTACAAAAACAACCTGGCAAACCTTAGTCGGGGGCAAGTTGAGGAAATAGAAAGCTACCAGGAAGCAGATGAGAACTATTGGCGGGTGTATGGGTTAGGTCTAAGGGGAACAAGTGCTGAAACAATTTATACCCATTGGAAGCCTGTTGATGAATTGCCCGGGAAGGGCGAGGTAATATATGGGCAGGATTTCGGGTTTAATAATCCATCGGCACTCGTAAGGGTGGAAATATACGAGGGAGCGGTTTATGTGGATGAGTTACTTTACCAAACTAAACTAACCACAAATGATCTTATCGAAATGTACAAAGACCTGAAAATAACACAGGATTTAATATATTGTGATAGCGCCGAACCCAAGACCATTGAGGAAATTACCAGGGCTGGTTTTAATGCCATGCCGTCAATCAAAGACGTTTACGTAGGTATTCAGAAGATTAAATCAATGCCCTTGTATATTACAAACCGGAGCGTTAATCTTATAAAAGAGATTAAAAGCTATAAGTGGCGAAAGGATAAAAACGACAAGGTACTGGACGAGCCTATAAAGCTACACGATCATTGTGCTGATGCGTTTCGTTATGCCGTTGTTACTCATTTGGCAACTCCGCAAACCGAATGGTGGGGTGTAGATACCGGAGGTAACGTCATCAGATGAACAAAAGGACAGCATACGCCATAGTTTTAGGTAGGTTAATGCTTGCAGGGGTGCTATTGGTCTTTAGGTGGGCCGTCTTTGAACCTATTTACTTTATTGGTACTTTGGTATCTTCAATAGGGGAGGCCGGTTTAAATGGGCTAAATTCGATTATAAACGCTATTCAGAAAGATAATGAGCAACTTCTTACAAAGAATAAATAAAGGATTAGAGCAAAAGTCAGGTAACCGGCTAATGCCCATACTCGCTACTCCCTTTCCTATAAACAACGGATTTGCACCTCCTGCACCAAAGATGATCGGTAACGAGGTTACGCTCTATGCCTCAAAAGACGGCGAAAATATAATCGACAAAGGCTATAACCTCAATGCGGTTGTGTACACTTGCCTTAACCATATACAAAAGATGTTCGGGAAGATACCTTTCTACGTGGTTGAGATTAACCCGGATGAGAAAAAGACATTTGCTGAAAGTCAAAGGCTAATTAAGCTACTGCATGACCCCAGGGCTATAGCAGAAGCAAAGCGCATGCGTAAAAAATCTTTGGATGGGATTATTGAAGATAACAATCTGGCTAAGTTCCTTAACCGGCCAAACAGAAATCAAACCGGGGTTGCTTACCGGCAAATGCTGGTAGGGTATAAGAAGTTAACCGGCGAGGGTAATGGATGGTTAAACCGGGGTGTAGATGAGATGGGCAACCAGGCAACAGATCGCGCACCTTTGGAAATGTTTGTTATCCCTAAATATATTTTGCAGCTTATTGGCAACGGGTTTGACCCCTGGGAGATATTGAAATACCAGATTACTTTAGTGGCAGGGCAGCACATAAACGTGCCAAAGGAAAATATACAAATGTGGATTGAAAACAATTTCAAGTTTGTTTCAACAACTTTAGACCATTTGAGAGGGCAGCCGCCTTTGGAAGCAGCTTTGCTGCAAATACAGGGGTTAAATGAAGGTGCGATACGGGAAATAAAGGAAAGTGTGAACGGTGGCGCAAACGGGTTACTGTTTAGGAAGGATGCTAAAGAGATGCCTAAAGACCCAGGTACGGTATCATGGATGAGGGAACAAATCAATAATGCTGTAAATGGGAAGGACGTGGCCGGGGCAATAGCATGGATGGCGGGCGAGTGGGGTTACCTTCCTTTTGGTAAGACTTCGCAGGAATTGCAAAGGGTTGAATTGTCGGCAAGGGCTACTGATGATATATGCAATGTGCTAGGTGTGCCGCCTGGGTTGCTGAAGGCAAACCAAACATATGAAAATGCCAATTCATATTTCAGGCAGTTTATATACCAGACCATTGCACCGGAGGCATACGGTTTACGGGATTTGTGGAACAATACCTTGTTGGATATGTTCGGCATGGATCGGGAAAAGTACGCTATTGATTGTGATATTCTTTCGCTTCCTGAATTAGCGGAGGATATGAAGAATCAAGTTAGTGCTGTGCAAAATGCGGATTGGTTAAGTAAGAATGAAAAGCGTATAGCAACGGGTTATGAGCCTATTGAGGACGGGGATTACGATTTGGTTCCTAAAGATTCAGCACCGATTGAAATACCGGCATTAGATGATTTTGCAGAAGATTGAATCATTAGCGTTAATTAGATTTCCTATACCGATAACACAATGTAGGACGGAGCATAGGGTAATGAAGCAGCTAAGGGAGCATCACGTAAGGAAGATAATAGAGTTTTTAAATAAAGTATATTCTTGACCTCACAACAGCGATACGATAAAATATTTATAGGCATTGAGGAACTTTACCTAAAAAAGTTCAGGATTGCTCACCAATTTATGGTGGATGCCTTTATTAGCGACCTGAAACAATACGGACTACAAAGGGCGCAAAGCAATTTAACGGTACTTCTGATAAATGATAAGATAATTCCTGCTTTGACCGGTATTTACAAACGTGCAGGTTTAGAGGGTGCAAGGTGGACACTAAACGAACTACGGGCAAAACATATGAGGCCGGTAATGAAAAAGGCTGGCGCCGGATTTGGGAGAAATGAGGAATGGATAAGGCAAGTTCTTAAATACCTGGAGTTTAATATCCTGGATTTGGCGCAAAGGATTACAGATACCATGCGCGAAGATATTTTACGAATAATATCGGAGGGTATCGATCAAGGGTGGGGAATTGAAAAAATGGTAGCACAAATGAGGTCTGCTGACTTACCATTGCGAAGGGCGCGAACCATAGCCCGTACCGAGGTAGTGAGGGCGGCAAACGTAGGCCATGCTGAAGGTGCTAAAACCTTTCCTTTTGAGGTCAATAAACGTTGGAGTGCGGCGAGTGACCATCGGACAAGGCACAGCCATAGGAAGATAAATAACATAATGATTGATGAGGTAGACAGGTTTAAAGTTCCTGTTTATAAGGGAGATAAGCCTAATGGCCAAGTGGATAATATGCTACACCCTGGTGATCCGGATGGGAGTGCAGCGAACGTGATAAATTGTAGGTGTAGGATAATTCACGAACCTAAGAGGGACGGCAAAGGGCAGCTAATACGAAGGACGACAAGTCCGGCTACTGTCATACCTATGAGGCAAACCCCTAATCAGATACCGGGGATAGGCATAGCAGCAAGAAAAACACTTACTGATAATATTACTGTTGATGTATAATTGGTAGGGATTTCCGCCACTACTATAAAAAACTAAACTCTTTGTTTATTTTCGGTTGACCTTCTCAAAAGGTCTTTTGCCTTAATTGTCTTTGAATAGTAAGACAATCTCCTTAAATGAATGAATTAGCTACGGGTGTTTTAGAAATTAAAACAATCGAAAACGGACTACAGGACGTTGACGCTACTAAGCGTGTGATGATGGGTAAGTTCTCACCTTACGATTCACCAGACGTGCTTGGTGACCTTGCTTTTAAAGGTATGTTTGATCGTACCTGGAAAGAAACTAAGTCAAGGGTAACCCATTTATTTGAGCATGATACACTAAAAGTTATTGCCCGTAATCCTGAACTATGGGACGACAACAGCGGCGCATATTACAAATCAATAGTACCAAAGCATAAGTTAGGTGATGATGTGCTGGATATGGCTGTAAATGGCCTTATAACCGGGCATTCGTACGCATATAAAACCGTAAGAGGTACAAAGAATGAGCATGGTGGCCGGAACCTGTTTGAGGTAAAGCACTTTGAGGTTACAAGTACAGGTGGCGCATGGGCGGTGCATCCTAACACGCCTTTGATGTATGCCAGTAAAACACTAAACCATGATGATGCGGTTGAAAAACTGGAAACCAGGTACAAATCATTAGACAGGTTTTGCCGGAGTAGTAACGCATCGGATGAAACATTGGAAACATTAGAGTTCAAAAGGGATTTACTCCTTTTAGAAATAAAGCAGTTACATCAAAATATAATTGACCTATCCATTAGTAGCACTCCCGCCGCCGATGAAGCACCGGAGCCGCCAAAAGGAATACAGGCAAAAGATTTATTGATGCTAAAAGCGATAATAGCGGGTACAAGTATTAAAATTTTAAATTAATTAAAAGATGGAATTGCAAGATATAGCAACCCAAATCGAAGGGCTTGGCAAGTCGGTTGAAACTGCAAAAGCAGAAATAAAGTCAAGTACTGATAAAGAAGTAAAGGCTCTGAATGAGCAAGTATTGGAAATTGAAAAGAAAGCAGCCGAAAATACCAAAGTGGTAAAAGATGCTTTTGATAAATACCGCGAAGAACAAGAAAGCCGCGAAGCTAAAAGGGCAACGCAAATGAGCGGCCCCACACAACAAAAATCTTTTGAGCAACGTATTGCTGATTCAGTAGATAAGAACCGCGAGCATTTTGAAAAATTCAACAGGGGCGAAAGAAAGTCTTTCTCTATTGAGGTTGAAGGCGGTCCTATTGAACAAAAGGCAGTAGGTGCGGTAAGTGTGGCAAATGTAACAGGTGGCGCGAACTGGGCATCACAAGGTGACAGTACCATACGGATGAACCAAAACACGATGACCCATGTACGTAGCTTGCTGCCTACCAGGTCTTTTGGCCCGGCTACTGATTACTACTTTATGAGAGAAAATGGCGAGGGTGAGGGTGCTTTAACTCCGGTTGCCGAATCAGCATTAAAGCCACAAATTGACCTGGATTTAGTAGAGGCTTCAGTAAAGTTTGAAACTATTGCCGGTTGGTTGCTTACATCTCGTAAGGCAATGCTTAATATACCCGGGTTTGTTGGATTCCTGCAAGCTCGTTTGCCCGAAAAACTTATGGATGTAGAAGATGCCCAAATCCTTTACGGTACTGGTGTATCTCCGCAAATAAAAGGTATTTTAACGGCTGGCAACTTTACTGCCGGTTCAGGTGCGGGTGCTATTGTACTTGCTGAAAAGATCATAAACGATATTTCCCTTTTGGAAGATACTCACAAGAGAATAGCCAATGGTATTGTGGTTCGCCCTGCTCAATTCTTTTCCTTCTTTAAGAATAAAGCGGCGGGTTCTGGTGAATACGATTTACCGCAGGGTTTTCAGTTTGTCAATGGCATTCTGTATGCTTTGGGTATTCCGGTTGCTAAAACAACAGCCCTTGCAACAAACGATTATGTAGTAGGTGACTTCCAGCGTGGTGCAGAACTATTGATTCAGGAAGCAATGAGAATTGAGTTCTTTGAGCAAGATGCTACCAACGTAAGAACTAACCAGGTTACTGTACGTATAGAAGAAACTATTTCCTTACCTGTGTATGGCGATAACTACTTCGTTAAAGGATCTTCAGCAGCAGTTTAAGGTTTGAATATTTAAGGTTAAAGGGGGCTGGTTGTGTAGAGCCAGTCCCTTTTTTAAAACTATTAATGATGAAAATACAATTCTTAAAAGACTTCAATTCTAATAAAGAAGGCGATGTGTTGGATGTGAATGATGATCGGGCAAGGTATTGGATAAACGTACGCATTGCGAGTGCGGTTACTGATAATGGCGAATTGACAGCACCGGTAGTAATCGAGCTTATCAAATCGGCGACTACATTAAAGGAGTTGAATAAATTGGTTAAGGGCGAAGAAAGAAAGACAGTTTTGGACGCTTACGATAAAAAACACGCAGAAATAAAAGGTGTTTAACTACGGTTTTATAACGGCTGCTGATGTTGCATTAGCAACAGAACCTGTTACGCTTGCAGAAGCAAAGGCATGGTGTAAGATTGACCATAACGATGAAGATGCTTTGTTGCTTGGGTTAATTACGGGTGCAAGGCAAACCATCGAAGGGTTTACAGTAAGGGCATTAGTAAGTAAGACAGTAAGCCTTACCATTGAAACAAGCATATCCTTAGAACGGTTTAAACTGCCTTATGGTAATATAAGCGGTTTGGTAATTACGGATGAAGATGAGGCGGCGGTAACTACTGATTACTATACTTTAAGAAACAATATTTTACGCCTAAATGCTTATGGTGACTTTGCAATTACTTATACGGCGGTTGCTTTTGTTCCCCAGGCATTGAAGCAAGCGGTACTGATGGAAATAGCTGAAAGGTATGCTCATAGAGGTGAGAATGTGACAACGGAAGGAATAAGCGAAGGTGCTAAAAGTGTGGCCGCTCAATACGTAGATGTATGGGTTTAAATATAGGGGCCGGTGACCTTATCCGGAATGTGGTATTCAAAGCACCTGTTACGACAAAGAACGACCAGGGAACAAAAATAGTTTCGTATCCTGTGATAACCCTTTCATTATGGGCGGCGGTAAAAGTTGTTAATCAGTTCAGGGCATTAGAGGCAGGTGTAAGTGCGCTCATTGACAGTAAGGAGATTATAGTAAGATGGGCGGCTGATAGGCAAGCAATAACGAAAGATTATTTGCTAGTGGTTGATAACATAGAACACGTTATACAAAGTTTGGAAGTGGTGGAAGATAAGTGGCTAAAGGTAATTGCTAAAAGCAAAACAAATGGCTAGCGGCGTATTTATAAAGGTGGATGGGTTGAAAGAATTGCAAAAGAAGTTTAAAGACATTCCGCAAAAGGTGTTGGAGGAGGTTGATGGGGCGATGGCGGTGGCAGCATTGGACTACGAATCAAGGGCGGTTGGTTCGGTTCCAGTTGATACAGGAAGGTTAAAGGGAGGTATCAGTTATAAGAAGATTAAAGATTTGCATTATGAGGTTGTTTCGCCTGTTGAATATTCGGCTTACGTGGAGTGGGGAACGAGGTCAAACGTACAAGTGCCAGCAGATTTGGAATCATACGCAATACAGTTTAAACGTAGTGACGGTTCGGGCGGCGGGATGAGGCCACAACCTTTCTTTTTTATTCATAGGGGCATAGTTTATAAACAGTTGAAACAAGATATAAGGCAAGCGATAAAAGAAGCATTAAAATGATTTACCCGGCACCAGCAATAAGGCGAGCTTTCTACGGTCTTTTGGATAATGGTGCTGTACAATATAATTCCAATCCTGTTGAAGTATCAGAAGGTGAAGGTGAAATACTCCCTTACCAAATTATCATAGAAGAACTACAGTTTTTGGAGGACGATACAAAGCATAGTTTTTCGGGAAGGGTAACACAGCCGGTTGAAGTGGTTACCAGAAATACGGGAAGGTTCAGAAGTGATATAGTGGATGAAATAGTGAATAGTGTTTTAGCCCTCATCATCCCTAACCCCGGCGTGAGTGCGTTAAATGTGACTGGGTTCCAGGTGGGTAAAGTGAACATTAATATTATTCCACTAAAAGAGGAATCAGCAAGCAAAGAGAAAATCAATCGCAGGATAATAGAGTTTAATTTTTTCATTAATCAAAATTCATAATAATGGCATCTACTTCTAATTCAGTAACCGGCAATGTGCTAGGGCTGTGGATATCTACAAACTTAACCGTACCGGCATGGAAGGAGATAGTATGTGGAACGGATATAGGTTTGGACGGATCAAAGGACGTGACAACTACACGTACAAAATGCGGTGTAATTAAGTCAGCTGGTGATACATCATGGACTATTACGGGCAGCGGTGTTGCTAACCATACGCCATTGACAGGCGAAGTTTCTGCGGATGAACTAATTGCAGTAATGCAGGGCACTACCGATGTTTTGGTTAGATACCAGGATGATACCACTCCGGCCAATATGTATCGTGGTGGGCAGGGTATTATGACGGCTTATAGTGAAAATGCGGGTACTGATGATCCTGTTGTATTTGATTTTACGATTGAATTAAACGGTGCGTTAACCATAGTTGTTCCCGTATAATGTTTATAGCGGATTACACCTTAAAACTAAAAGAAGGCAAGGAAATACCCTTGCTTTTTAATACGTGGGCATTTAAAACCTATTCAGCACGTAAGGGAGTGGAATATGAAGAACTAGCCGAAGGTTGCAGCACGAAGGAAGATGGCACAATGGGCGATACCCTAAAGACTAAGAACTTTCCCGATATGCTATTGATGGGTGCTGAAACATTCTGCAAATACAATAACCTAACTTTTGCTTATAGTGATTTGGATGCCTGTAATTGGATGGATGAGTTACCCTGGCGTACTAGTAAGGAATTGCAGGAGATACTAACCATATTTGTAAGCAAGCTATTGAATATTGACCTAACGGCGGTAAAGGTTGAAGCACCAAAGAAGGAAGTAAAAAAAAAGGTGAGAAGTTAACGTGGCGGTTATTTTATAAGTGGGGATGTTCGGCAGGTTTGAAACCTTTTGAAATAGATTTCATGGCCCCATGTGATGTATGGATTTCTATTGAGGCAAGATCGGAGGCAATGCAGGAAGAATGGGAAATAGCAAGGGCAATAGCTTGGAGCAATGCACAACATGCCTTTGGTAGAACAAAGCATAAGAATGCGGGGCAGTTTTGGAAGTTTCCCTGGGATAAGAAAGCGGGCAAAGCGGATTGGAAGGAAATACAGGAACAACACGCAATTAAGGTAGCAAAACGAGAATTATTTAATAAGCAAAATGGCAGTAGTTGAAGAAGGTTTGCGGGTCACGTTTGAAGGCAACACCAAGCCTTTAGAAGCAGCTTCAACAGCGGCGGGTAAGTCATTAGACAAAGTGAGTGCGGCGGCAAAGCAAATGGCAAAGGGTGCAGCTATTGCCGGGGGGTCATTGGATAAGACTGCAAAATCTTCGGGGGCAGCAACACAATCATTAGTGAACTTATCGAGGGTAGCACAAGATTCGCCATTTGGCTTTATAGGCATAGCCAACAACTTAAATCCATTACTAGAATCATTCCAACGTTTACAGATTGAAAGCAAAGCAACCGGCGTTTCGTTGGGTTCTGCACTAAAGGGAGCTTTGATAGGTCCGGCTGGTATCGGTGTGGCACTTGGTATTGTATCATCATTGCTTGTAGTATTTGGAGATAAATTATTTAAGTCAAAGGATAAGATTCAGGAACAGGCAGACGCAGTAAAAAAGGCGAAACAAGTATTAGCGGATTATGTAGATTCTCTTAATGATGCCAACAAAATAAATTTAGAAGGCACTCAAAATGCACAAGGTGAGTTAGTAAAACTTCAAACCTTATACAAGGCTTCACAGGATTTAAATATTCCGCTTGCTGAAAGGAAAAAGATTGTTGACCAATTACAGGAGCAATACCCTAAGTACTTTAAAAATATATCGGATGAAACCATACTAGCCGGTGGCGCAAGTGCTGCTTATGGTAGGTTAACAAGTTCGATACTTGCGGCATCAAAGGCAAGGGCAGCACAAGATACCTTAGTTGACATTCAAAAGCAGCTACTAACAACAGAGCAGCAAATAAGTGACGAACAATCTAAGCGTGTTGGCATACTTGGTAAACTCAATAACTTAAATAGGCAGGGGAAAAAGGTAGTAACAAGTCTTACTGGTGAAGAAAGAATAACCGGGTTAGGGGTTAAGATAGAAAAGGAAGAACGTGCGCTAAATGCAAGTTTAAAAGATGGGAATAAACTTTATGACCAAAGGTTTGAGCTTGTTAAAAGATTAAATAATGTATCTGCTTTACTAACTGGAATAGTTGAAAAAGATCCGCAATCAATACTGAATCCAACGGGCAATGTTAAGCCCGTAAAAACTATAAAGACCAAACCTGAAAAGGTAGAGGTAAGTTTAAGGGGCACACCAATAAGCGTACTAGGAATTGATGTATTCAGAAAGGAACTTCAGGATAAGTTTGATAAAGAGAATCCGTTTAACGACTTCATAAAAGTAACACCGAGAAAGGCTATTGTAGATTTCAAGCAAACGCAGGTTAGTACTAACTTATCGGATAAAATACTAAAAGAGAACGGCGGGTTTATAAAGATGAACGGCGCTATCATTGATCCTGCAATTATGAAGCAGTTTGATGAATTACAGGCCAAACAGGAAAACCTAGCAAATACGGTAAGTTCTGTTGTTGCTCCTGCCTTCCAAAATATGTTTGGTGCAATAACGGCTGGCGAAGAACCTATAAAAGCATTCTTTAAAAGTATAGGGCAATCGGTAACACAACTTATACAACAGCTTATTGCGGCTGCAATTCAGGCGGCAATACTTAGTCTTATAACCGGCGGCGCAAGTGGGGGCGGGTTATCGTTCGCAAAAGCCTTCGGAAAAATAACCGGATTTGCTTCAGGTGGGTTGGTTTTTGGCCCTTCGATAGGAATGGTAGGTGAGGGTAATGGCACTACACGCTCAAACCCTGAAGTTATTGCACCACTTGATAAACTTAAAAAATACATATCCAATACCGGCGCCGGTAATGTCGAAGTATTTGGAAGGTTAAGCGGTGCTGATATTCTCCTTAGTTCATCACGAGTTGGTAAAAGCCAAAGGAGGGTAAGATGATAACCTGGAGAATTGAATTTAATAACATCGAAAACCAACGGGTTCAGGCTGATATAATTGATACTAAAAGCGATTCCAACAACACTACAATCCATTTATTACCGGGTAGTGGCACTCCGGTACGATTGCAAAGCATTGACAACAGCGAGGACAAGTTTACTCCGATAAGAGCAAAGCAATGTATAGTTGAATTTCTATCATCCGAACAATGGAATTTAAACACGTTTGCGGAGGGAGAGGACAACAGGTTTAAGATGGATGTTTATGTGGCCGGGGCGATGGTTTTTACCGGGTTCCTGGTACTACCGGAATTGCAGGAAGACTACTTATGCCCGCCTAATATAGTGAGCTTAACGGCTACGGATGGTTTGGGCCTATTGAAAGATATTCCCTATACGGACTATTTAGGCGCTCATGCAAAGGGCCGGTTTAAGATCATCATCTACTTAACGGATTGCCTGTTAAAGACCGGACTGGTGCTTCCTATTAACCTTGAGTGGAATTTAAGAGAAACACGTAAAACAGATAGCCCATTTTGGGATAATATTTACTTAGATGCAAAGACATGGGAGGATGAAATAGGTGTATCTATTGACTGTTATACAATACTGGAAAGAATATTAGGCGAGCATTGCTTTGTAACACAGCATAAAGGTGAGTGGTGGATTCAGAGGGTGGATGAAATGTTTAATGAAATGCGAACTACTTATAAGGTTACTTATGATTTAACGGGCATATCGTTTATCAATACCACATACAATAAGACCATATTAAAAACAGGTAGTTTATTTTGGATAGACCGGAGTGCTTACGTAGGATTGGAAAGACCTCACAAGTCTTTAAAGATCACATACCCTTTTGAGCTTCCTAAAGAAATACCGGATAATGTAGACTTTGTAAGAGGTGCGCAAATATTTGTAGTTGCAACGGGTCCGGATGAGAGTGTGTATAATTTAGATGATTGGACTAAAAAAAGAAACTTTCCTGCACTTGGAACTCCAACAATAGGAGCGTACATAAGAAGAAAAATAAATCCCGATGGCGTGGAACTTGAAAGATATGTGTACATACCGGCATCAAATACAGGGGGCAATACCGACTACATAGAAAGCAAACCAATCCCGGTAAGTATAAAAGATAAGTTCAATGTTTCTTTTGATTTCTCTTATGATGCCAACGTTAGCAATGCTGTAATTACAGATATTAAATCTGTTATTTATGTGAAGGCTGGCAATACTGTTTTCTCATTGGACAAAGAAGGGGTTTGGTCATCTGGATATAAGACCATAACAGCACAATGGGATTCTACAAAAGTGGATGAAAGAGACTGGCAAACACTAAGCATTGATGCAAAGCCATTGCCTATTGCAGGTGACGTTTATATCTGCCTTATTAAATCATCAGTATTTACAAACAGGGAAACAAGGTATCAGAACTTGCAATTTAATTACCAACCTTACATAAATAGCACATACAGAACCTTCAAAGGTCAATACTGGCAAATAAAACAAACAGGCGAGTATAAAGCAAAACGTGAACAAGATGTTTTCATAAGTGATAGCCCAAAGAAACTATTTAAGGGAGCTATGACGTATTTTACAGCCGGGCTTCATAACTTAACAGGACGATGGGCAGACTGGACTGATCCGGCATATGTAATAACAGGCAAGTATGACCATTTTGGAGAAATACAAATCGAAGCCAACTGGAAACAATACCGTAGGGTAATGAGGTTACTAGATGGTTCTTTGAAAGGTTTAAGTAATGATGATTTACCCGACCTTATACATACGTACACGTTAGCAGATAGTAGTCCTCATACCGATAACAGGAAGTTTATGTGCTTGCACTTTGACCAAGATTTGAAATCATGCAAGTGGAGTGGATATTTTATAGAAATAGATAAAACCGGCGATACCAATATTTATACGGAAACCAAAGAATTTAAATATAGTGAGGATCGCTAATAATGGCACTACAGGCAATAGAAGGAAAGAATGTTATACTAAGGGCTTTGAAGGGCGTAGATATGGTTCCCTTTGCTTGTGCAACGTCATTGGAATTTTATTATGATACGGAGATGATTGAAAAGTCTACTGTATCAAGTGCAGGATTTACAGAGTGGGCCGGGGGGATGGGAACCTGGGGTTTAACATTAGGAACGGTAACGCACATACTAAAGCCAGGGTATTATACTGTATTTGATACCCTTTTGGATGCGTTACGAAAACTAGGGTTACTTATAGAATTAAGTTTTGATGATGAGGCAGGAAATATAAAAACAATAACAGGAACGGTTTTAATTCCGCATACCGGGTTAAGTGCCGGGGTTGATGGGTTTAGCGAAGATGATGTAGAGATGATAGGCAGCGGCGGGTTTACATTAAACACAACATTATTTACACCAGATCAAACCGAATACGAAGTGCAAAGATACCCTTATACAAGTTCAGTAGGTGGTGAAACATCAGTAGGCAACGCTATATTGATAAACCGGGAAATATTAAGCGTTGAGATTGATGGTGTTGGTAAGGAACTAATCTTAGCGGGCGATCCTACTGACAAGCAAGCGAAGTACGTGCAAGGCACAGGGACTATTTTATTACCATACCCTTTAAGCCCTACGGAGTGGGTACTAATACTTTACAAATGAGAAACCTGGTATTATATGTTTTATTACTAAGTGGGCTATCTGTTGGAGCGCAAACAACCAATTCCTATTTGAGTGGTCCTAATTCGGTTGGTATTGCACGTCATTCATTGAGGGCAGATAGCTCATTTCAAAACGCATTAAGAGATACCAATTTCTTACCCGTTAGATTAGGTGTTCAGGTTTTCAGGGTTGCAGATTCATCTTTGTATGTATCGACTTCAATACTATCTACAAAGAAATGGACAAAGGTAGGTAGTGGTGGTGGTGGTGGTGCTGGTGTTTGGGGTGCTATTACCGGGACGCTAGCAAGTCAGGCAGATTTGGTTGCAGCACTCGCCGGGAAGCAAGCAACAATAACAACAGGAACAATAAGCCAATATTTAAGAGGTGACTTATCGCTATCAGATTTTTCAAGTGATGTGCTGACTATTACCGATCAACTTTATTCACCTTCCGGTCATAGTCATAATGGGTTAACTCCTTCCGGTGGTTTGACAGGTTACATATTAAAAAAGAATAGTAATACAAGTTATGATTATAGCTGGGTTCCAGATACCGTAAATGGCAGTAGTGGTAATGGCGATATGCTCAAAAGCATTTATGATATTAATAACGATGGTACAGTAGACAACAGTAATCAATTAGGAGGTCAGGGTGCGGCT